TCGGCATTGCTTTTAAACGTGAATTAAAATTAGGTTTAGTTTTGTCCATAACTACTCGGTGCCATAAATGTTCGTCTAACTATTGCTGCTTGTTCATCTTTAGTTTTAACATAATATCCTTCAATATGTGTGTATCCATTTTCTTTTGCCCAATACACTCTCTTGTTGCCTGTATGTACTGCAATACCAGGTATAGGAATTCCTGAATATGTGTCCTTCGGCCATCTTTTTTCTACTAACCAATAATACTTCATATTAGTATATATGATTGGATACATCATACCTAACCTATCTATACTTTTCTTAAATTTAGGATATCTTTTCATCATCCAATCATTATCAGCAGTTAACATTAAATTTTCTAATGGTACTTCTAATACTCTTGGAGTTACACCTACTAAAGGTTCATCTTTACAAGTAACTCTTTTTTTTGCTTTTAATAATTTAAAGTCGCCCATAATGTGCCTTTGCTATATACCAACTATCAACTATATCTGATACTGGATTACCTGCCTTTGCTGTGTCTAATAACTTCTTTAAATCTGTTTTTGTATCTTTACAAAATTGTTCGTACATCATTTCTTTATCTGCATTACCTTTACCTGTAGCAAATTTCTTAACAACACTTGGTACAATAACACTATATTTCCATTTTTGTTCTAATAATCTATATTTAAGTATACCACAATTTTCTGCTATTTGAAATAATGCTTGACCTTTAGAACCATAAGAATAGTTTTCTATTGCTATTGTAATCCCACCAGGTTGATATAAGCGTAAAACTTTTAAAACCCAATCAGAAATTTGAGTAAATCTTTGGATAGGGTCTGTCCACGGTTGATGTTCAGAACCAGTTATATTGCCAAATATTCCTAAATGTTTCTTCTTATTAGTAAGAAAGTAAAAACGACTACGTTCAAATATAAATTTGTCGTCTGTTATACATATGGCAGGACTTGTTAAACTATAATCAATCCCAACTTGTTTCATCTTCATCTCCTTCAATAATTTCATCTTCTTCACTATCTAATTCATAACTACAAAATGGACAAGACATAGGTCTCATATCCGTTTCGTCTTTATCATATTTTATACTGTAAGACACTTTACAATTATCACATTTTAACCCATACTTTTTCGGTTCTTCAATATCCATAATATACTTTATAATTTAAATTTCTTAAACTGATCCTTTTGTACATCTTGTTTAATTCCACCTATAACATAACTTTCAATTTCGGTCTCCTGTGGTGCATTTTGTAATGACCTACTATTTAACCAATGGTCAACCCAAGGTAATGGATTTGTTTTCTGGTCGTATCTTGGTTCTAATCCTATTGCTCTCATACGTCTATTTGCCATATACTCTACAAATTGATGTAATAGTTTTTCTGAAAGTCCTATCATAGAACCTTTTGAAAACAAATAAGTTGCCCAACGCTTCTCTTGTCCAACTGCATTTTCATACATTGTATAAACTTCTTTTTCTGAATCTTTCATAACTTTATTCATAATTTTATCGTTTTCATTTTCACGATAGTTGTTAAGTATTCTTTGTGTTATTAACAAATGTAAACTTTCATCCCTTGCAATTAATGAAAGTATTTTAGCAGAACCTTCTAACATTTTTAATTCACCAAAAGCAAATGAACAAGCAAAAGAAACATAAAATCTTAAACCTTCTAATATATTAACTGTCATTAACGTTAAATATAATTTCTTTTTCAACTCATACATATCAACACTTTCTGGTTTCAATTGCCACTTATAACCTAAATTAATCATATCATCATATCTACTTGTTATACTCATTGCCCTTTTCTCAATTTTCTCATCTGTAATTATAGTATCAAAAACTTCACTAGGATTTGAATATAAGTTCTTTATAATGTATGTATATGAGTGTGAGTGTATGTTTTCAAAGAAGTCCCAAGCAAGAATACAACTCTCTAATTCAGGTATTGAAACAAAAGGTAAAAATGCTAATACTGGTCCTCTACCTTGCACACTATCCATCATTGTTTGATATTTTATATTAGAAGTAAATATAAATTTACTTTGTTCATTTAATTCTCTATAATCTGCAATATCTTTTTGTAAAGATACTTCTTCAGGTCTCCAAAAATAACCTAATTGTTGTTGAAATAATTTATTAAAGATAGGATATTTTAATACATCATATCTTTGTACCTGTAAATCTTTACCAAAAAACATAGGTTGTTTAGTATAATCTAACTTTTTATCTGTATTGAATACACTTTTAGTCATTTATCGGTTCTAATTCTTTCTGTAATCTTTCTGATTCTGTTAACTCATAATGGTGTTCATCACTATCACCTGCTGTCCATTTATCCATATTATCTACACTATACTCTATAGTAGATACTTTATAATCTGGCACTTTTACTTTACTAGGGGTTAATGATTTATCATAAAACAAAACTCTATTATTAGGTTGAGCAGCAAAATGTCCATTATCTAATTTTATTATATTAAAAGATTTATGTTGACTTGGAGTTTCACTATAACCTATATTATTCTCTTTGTTAGTTGAATTACAACTGTCTATACTAAACATATAATTTCCTTCATATAATTTCTTACTTGGTGATAGAAACGTACATCTATTACCACTTATCACTTGTTTTTCAATAATAGTAATATCATAATCAAAACAATCCCATAACTGTAATTCTGCTAATGCTATATCTTCTTTTGTCTTTTTCCAGACAAATGCTGATATTGGTAATTTATCATATAACGCACCTGTTTCATACAAATAAGTTTCAAAGTATAATGCTCTACCTTGAATACTTTTTACAGTACACCATATCCCTGGTTCAAACTCTCCGTGACCTTTTTTTAAATCATAAAGATATTGTTTTTTAACTAGTACTTCCGTATGTGGTACATTTGCACATAAAAATGCCATAAAGTTCCTTTAAATTACACAGGTTTCACATTCTTCTTCGTCTTTTTTCTCCATTATAGTCTTTGCTTCTGGTACATCATCTTTCCAACCAATAGGGTGTACAGGTTCCTCTATATCTCTTTTACTATCATATGTATTTTGATAGTAGCTGGTTTTCCAACCGTATTTGTAGGTTTTTAATAAATCTTCCGCCATTATTGATAAAGGTATTTCTCCTTCATCATAATTTTCAGGATTATATGACCAGTTTCCACTAATTGATTGGTCAAAATATTTCTGCATTACTGCTACTATGTTTATATATCCTTCGTTAGATTTCATATCCCATAACAATGTATAATTATTTTTCAATTTTTTATAATCAGGTACAACTTGTTTTAGAGTACCTTTCTTACTTTTCTTAACTGAAATATAGTCCCTAGGTGGTTCAATGCCGTTTGTGGCATTACAAACCACACTAGAGCTTTCAGAAGGCATTTGAGCTGTGAGTGTGCTATGTCTTAACCCAAATTCCTTAATATCTTTCCTCAAGTCTTCCCATTTATAAGATAGTTTCCTAGATACAATCTCATCAACTTCTTTTTTATAGGTGTCTATTGGTAAGATACCGTCTGAATACTTTGTTTTAGAAAAGGATTCACATTTGCCCTTTTCTTTTGCTAATTCATTACTTGCTTTTAATAGATAATATTGGAATGCTTCTGATAACTTATCTACTTCTTTCCAAGCAGTTTTAGTTTCATAACCAAGTCCTAATGTTGCTAAGTAATGAGCAAGACCAATATATCCAATTCCTAAACTTCTTCTATTTCTTGTAGAAATTTCTGCTGCCTTAACTGGATATCTTTGATGGTCTATAACTTCATCTAATGACCTTACTGCTAAATCACATAAGGATTCTAATTCATCTAAATCTTTTAAAAGTCCTACATTAATTGCTGATAGAATACATAATGCAATTTCTCCTTTACCATCTATATGACTTATAGGTTCTGTTGGTAAAGTTATCTCTTGACATAAGTTAGACATATAAACTCTATCTTTAAAAGAGGAGTGAGTATTACAATGGTCTATATTCATAATGTAAATACGACCTGTTTCTGCTCTTTCTTTTAAAATTGCCATAAACAAGTCCTGTGCTTTGAGTTTATGTTTCCATACACTTGTTTTTCTTTCTGCCGTTTTATATATTTCATCAAATTCTTTTGTTCCCCACGCTTCATAAAGTTCTGGTACTTCGTGTGGTGAAAATAATGTTATCTCTTCATCATTAATAAATCTTTCATAAAATAATTTAGATAACTGTATAGAATAGTCTAATTTTCTTACTCTATTATCTTCGCTACCTTTATTATTTTTTAATACAATAATATCTTCTATTTCTTTGTGCCAAATAGGAAAGTGAACGGTTGCCGAACCTCCTCGTACCCCATTTTGAGTACAACACTTAACAGTTGCTTCAAATTTTTTAAGAAAAGGAATAACGCCAGTATGTTGTACTTCGCCACCTCTAATACGTGAGTTGATTCCTCTAATTCTTCCTGCATTGATACCAATACCTGCTCTTTGAGCAACATACTTGCCAATAGCCATATCACTGGAAAAAATACTAGGCAAAGTATCATCAACATCCACCAAGACACAACTCGCATACTGCCTAATAGGAGTTCGTACACCAGCCATAACAGGTGTTGGAATATTGATTTTAAAACGTGAAATAGCGTCATAATATTTTTTAACATAACTCATCCTTTTGTTTTTAGGGTATTGAGAAAACAAAGTAGCAGATATCATCATATACATAAATTGTGGTGTTTCAAAAATTTGTCCTGTACTTCTATCTTGCACTAGGTACTTATCAATGACTTGACGTAAACCTGCATATGTAAAATTATAATCTCTTTCGTGATTTAACCAATTTTCCATTCTATCAAAATCTTTTTTATCATACCAATTTAAAATTTCTTTATCATAGACACCTTTTTCTATATTATTTTGTACGTGTGTGAAGATATGTGGATGATCCCACATTTTATGAAATAGTTGTTTTCTTAAACTATAAAGTAATAGTCTAGCGGCAACATATTGATAATTTGGATTTTCTAAAGTGATTAAATCGTTTGCTGATTTAATTAAAATTTGTTGAATTTCGTTTGTTGATATGCCATCATAAAATTGTAGACCACTATTCATTTCTACAGAAGAAGCAGAAACCTGCGTTATGTCTTCACACGCATATTCTACCATTTGATGTATCTTTTCAATGTTGAGAGATTCCTTACCTCTCCCATTACGTTTCACTACACTAATATTTTCATTCACCATTTTTATTTACACACTCCTAACATTTCTTATAATAGTTTAATTTCGTTAACGCTTCTAATTTGCTAAAGGTATTATTACTTATGATATCTCTCAACTCGCTTATTTTCACTCCATTCATTATCATTTCATTTACATCTTTAAGTTGTACGTCATTTGGCCAGACTACTACGTTATAATTTTTTTCAATTACAGCGTACATCCTTTTTATGATTTCTTTATTACGAGGTTCGTTGTCAAATATATATGTAACTTGGTCACTTGACACTCTTAATGTTAAGTCAGCACCACCTGCTGCTAAACAATTATCTAAAAACAAACTATCAAGTGGACCTTCAACTATGTAAATATGTTTTTGAAAATTTACACGTTCAAGTCCATATACTTTTTGTTTTGTTTCATCAAGTTTAATAGTAATATATTTTGGTTGTTCTTTTCCAAATGCTCTGCCTTGGAATGCAAACAACGTACCAGTTACGTCAAAGAAAGGAATAATTAATCTAGGGTGTTCATAACGTTCTTTAAAAGTCCCTGGTTTCACTTTATTGGCAAAATTGTGAAATTTGTCAACAAAATAAATTATCTCATAATATTGTGGAGGGATCAATCTCTTTTTTACGTAATCCTTTACAGGATGTCCGTCTTTTAATGTACTTACTTTAATACAAGAATCTAATAAATTTGTTTCTTTAAATTTTGTTGGTTTAAAGTCAAATTTCGGCTGGGGCGTGGATGGTGCCGATCCTTTGTATCTCTCTAATAAGTATTCTCCGTATTTTTTGGGATCCAAGAATTTAATGAAATTTGCTAAATTCTGACCCATACCACAATTGTGGCATTTGAAGAACATATCATTTTTTACTCTATAAAGATATGCCCTTGCTTTTGTTTTACTCTTCTGCGAGTCTCCACAATGTGGACACCTAAAATTGAAAAGATAATCTGTCTTCTTTTTAAACTGGCTTAATGCTGAAGAAATAGCATTAATATACTTTAAATCTATATAACTTGACATAACACTATCTCATAATATACACCATAACGCAAAAAAAGTCAAGTCTGTACGGCAAACCTGGTGAAGAAAAAATACCCAGGCTATTTTCCTCGGGTAAAAGGTACGAGTATTCTATTAGCTCATCATCCCAACAATTTCGGAGAAATTGCCAGATACTATCCATCCTATTACTATAGCAGCACCTAATATAATCCATCTATATTTTTCTAACATACCAACTCTAGCGCCAATATCTATTCTGATATTCTTAATCTCTATTAACAATCTTTTTTCAACTTGTTCTAACTCCTGTGATAAATCACTCTTTACTTTATCAATTTCACCTGCTCTTTCTTTCAGTTTTTCAAATATGACTTCATCAATTTGTTCTTGTCTGCTGATTTTTTCGGAGTGTACTGCTAGCATAGACTTAATAGATGATGATACATCTGTTAATTTGTCTATTGCTATATCTAAACGGTTGTGAATTCTATCAAATTCTTCAACGTCTTTTTTGAGTTTAGCAATATCTACTTTTGTTTTGATTCCGTTATTTTCGTCCATTAGAATTCTCTATCTATCCACTTGTAAATACTCCAATTCATATAGAGTAATAGACCCATTATTAACCAAAAATTAATTGTTCCCCAATCCATTAGTATTTTCTCCATTTAATCCGTTTGTATGATTGTAATATTTTCTTGGCTAGAACTGCTACCAATATCAAAATGTTGTGCTTCTTTATCTTGTAAAATTTGGATATCTGCTTCGTCAGCAGTTTCAATTTTCAAATAAGCACGGTGACTGTCGTTATATCTATTTATAATTGAGTAGCCGCTAACAGACGTATCAACGTCAGCGTCATAAGTGTTGCTACCTGTTGTATATCTTCCTGTTAATGTTTCAGAAGTTTTTACATCACCTTCTGTTGTTGTAGTAGTTTGAGTAATATCTCCTGTGGTATAATTTAATATTTCACCACTAGTTGTTGTTGTCGTTTCTGATTTTGAATTGTCAACCCATTCTGTTCCACAAGAAGCATTTGCTTTGTCCCAATAGTATCCCCAATTAACACAATCATTTTCATTATCTATATCTGCTAACCATAATTCTAATTCAGCGTCTATGTCATAATCATCCTCATAACTATATTCATCTTCCAATGATGTAGAATCATCTCCTGTATCATCATATGAACCTGTGTACCACCAACTAGATGTATTGTCATAAAATTTTTGCCAATCTGAATTGGTCCATTCAGAAACATATTTGTCTTTTAAACTTGCCATCTTCCAAGGTTTAGGTTGTCCAGAACACCACTCTGGTTTGTCCCAAGTACCACACCAACCATACCATTTTTTAAATAATTTTCTAGCACCTTTTTCCCAACTATCATAATCTTTAAACAATGTCCAATCGTCTTCGTACCAAGCGTTTAAATAATCTATATAACTCTGGTTACACCAAGATGTATCCCAACCATTATAATCACAATAGTTTTCTATTGTTAAAGTTGGTGGTCCACCTGCCGCTATGTAATCTGCATTATTATAATATTCATTTGATAAATCAAAATCTTCCCAAGTGTATCCAACAACTGTTGATGTTGCTTCTTCTTCAACTGTTTCAGTTACATCTTCTTCCTTTACATCATAAGAAGTTAATCCATATTTTTCTAACGTATCATTATACTCATCATAATAAGCATCCCAATCAACTTTATCCCAATCAACCTCTTCCCAATTAATAGTATCCCAAGTACAATCTGAGCAACCTATTGCGTCAAAGTATGCTTGATCCATTTCAGCGTACATAGATTTAGCTGTATCCCAATCCATTTTCTGTTCACCAGTAGCATCCCATACTGATATTTGATTATCTTCGTCAATATATCCCCAATCTTTTAAATCTTCTTCCCAATCATCATAATAAGATGTATCAACATCCGATTCTACATTTGCTTGGTCTACTGCGGATTCTTCTACTGATTTTGAATCTAATATTGTTTCTGTTCCAGAAGTACCTAAATCGGAAGTGTTGTCATATGTTTCTGCTCCTTCAGTAATTGTAACTTCTTCAGAAATAATAGCTTCTTCCATTTTTTGTAATTGTTCATTGTTTTCTGCTCTATCAAATTGTTGGTCGTGCTTTTCTTTTATATCATCATCAATACTATCAATATCAAACAAATTCTTTTTCTGATTGTTATCCAATGCTGATGGAGTTTTAATCATAACATCTGAACCAACTACAGTTACAGAAGTATATACGTTAGTTAATGTTTGAGAACCTGCGTCATTGGTTACGGTTACTTGTCCTACATCACCAGAACTATCTGGAAGTAATATAATTGTTGTTTGACCTGAAGTATCTACTGTACCTGAAAAGGCAGTACCTTGCATAGTTATAGTTGCTGTTGGTGTAACTAATTCAACCTCACCACCTAATTTTTTTACATCTCCTGATTCATATGTAAATGTACCAACATTAATTGATATGTTCATTGCAATTTCAATTGGTATAACAGACGTATCAAAAGCAAATTCATCAATGATTAATTCTGTATTCGGACCCATTGTAAATTTAGTATCATCTTTATAATGTAAAATCATACCACCATCTTCTCCTGTTTGGAGAAAATCGTTCATTTCTAATAGGTAACCTTTAATTACTTCTTCGGTACGTCCATCTCTTTCGTTCCAAGTTTGACCCATTTTATCTGCAACTGAACCAATAGTAACTGCTGCTTTCGCTGATGATATACCTAATACTAATAATACAATAACACAAATTATTATTGCCCACTTTTCCCAAGGGTTGTGAAATAGTTTCATTTAAATTTCTTCTAACACCCGCCAGTTATCGTATTAGTATAATCTGCTGTTTGTGTGTTTCTATTATATGTGTAAGTACAACTATCATTACCGTCTTGATTCACGTGTAAAGTATAGTCATATATTGAATCACCTGATACATAAAGATAAGCATAGTTGTCATCATTAAGTTGTTTAAGGTTAACATTTGCGTCATCTGTATAAAGATAAACATATGCTTTATTGTCATCACCATTTGCATAGTAAGTAAATGTATTATCGTTTCCATTTGTAACCGTTTTCATCCAATTGTCATCACCTCTTTGTATCATTCTTACGTGACTACCTGTGCAACAGGAGTGAACATCTAAAATATTTGAATTACCTATGATATCGTGGACTTGGTAGTTACTTTCGCCCCAAATTCCTGTGTGTACTCTATTAGAATTTCCTATAATGTAAAAATCTATTGTTGCACCTTCACTACCTGAATCATCTGCAAAGATTCCGTGAGAAGCAACATCTGGACCTATCATTACATTTGCTTTAGAAGAACCAACCATACCTTTTGATTCTGCTTTGTTACTATAAAATTCTACATCATTTGAATCTCCATTAATCAATACATATAAGAAGTGTGAATCACCGTGGCTATTCATCCAAAAATCATTTGAGTCTCCTACAATATCTAAATCAAGGTGTGTATCCTGTACATCATCACTTGTATTTGTATCTATCTCTACTATATTTGAATTGCCTGTAATATCAATATCATAATAATGTCCGTCTGCACCTACGTCATCTAAATCTAATCTTAATACATTGGAACTACCTAAAGCATAATAATCAAAGGTCATATTAGAACCCATAAATGCTCTATGGTTGCTATCTTTAGCAACATTATTGTCACCTATTTGTTTTATGATAAGAGTAAGATTTGGTCCGTTGACTAAAAAAGGATATGATGTGCTTAACCCAACCATATTACCAGTACCATCTTGTTTGATGTAGATGGAACCATCATCATCTTGGTTAACTTGCCATATATAAACTGAATTTCCTGCTAGACAATTAGTTATTGTCGCTAGAAGAATCACTATCGCCATTAATATCTTTTTCATCTGACTTATTCTCCTCTACTTTTTCTGTTTCTTTATCTACATCATCCCAATCTTTTTCATCTATCAAATCAGTACACTCTTTTGATACTTTACCAGAAGCATTAGCGTCTTTTTCACACGCCAGTTTTATTTGTATTAATTTTTTTCGTTCTTCTTTTGCAGCTTCTTTTTCTTCTAAATAATCTTCGTATGTTTTCTCTACATTAGGTTCTTGTTGTTCTACAACTACTTCAACCTTTTCTTCTGTAATGACTTCTGCGTCTGACTCTTCAACAATAACTGGCTTTTCAATTTCCCATAAGCCTTTTTCGTCACCTTCTTTTATCAATTCTACTATACCTTTTTCTATTGCTTTTCTTACTGCAAAGGTAACAGGTTCATTTCTTGCAACACCAACCTCTAACTCTAATAACAATGTATCAGCGTCAAAGTATTTAAATATATCTCCACCAGTTTCACCTGAAATTATAGTTTTCTCAACTACTATTGATATTACTACTTCACCAGTTTGTACATTAATAAGTCTTAATATAATTGTAACTACATCTTGTCGCCATTGTTTATGTGCTTGTAAACCTAAAATTCTAGCACCAAACCCACCTGTCTTTACATCACTATCATAACCTATAATTCCACCTGTAAGATATGCACCTGCAAACAATAGTGGAGGTAAAGATTGTGCTTTATCACCATCAACTTGTTGTCTTGTAGAACGTATTAATTTTCGTTCTTGTAATAGACTTGGCAAACTTGCTCGTTCTACTACTCTAAACCATTTGCCATCGCCTGCGTCTTGTAATGCTTTAATTAATATTTGATATGCACCTTGAGTTACTGCCGTACTCATTGTTGCATAATTGCCACCTGGTTTCTTTTGACCAGTTAAATCCATAAAATCATACACAGCAATTACAACAGGTTCACCGACAGGTGATTCTATTGTAATTAAATTTTTAACTGCTGGTATTTGTTTTCTAACATCAAAGTCTGGCTTACCTGCACAACTAACTAACAATAATGTTAACAAAAATATTACTATACTTCTAAACATTAATCTTCCTTCGGCATAGTAAATGTCGTTACAGTTCCATCCGTTTCAGTAACAGTCACTACTACGTTACCTGTTCCTGAAGGTGTTGTCCACTCAACAAGTTCTCCACCAATTGGTGATGTAAATGAACCTGTATCTTGTTGTAGACCATCAGCACCAAATATATTTGTTGTAATTTGTTTTGCTAATGCTGTATAGAACCTTGATTCTAAATTTGCTTTGAATTTTGCTACTGCTGTATTTTTAGCATCCTCTTTGACTTTATCAGCCGCTGCTTTTTCAGCCGCTTTTATAGCGTCTTTACGAGTCTTCTCTATATTTTCTACAGTTAAATAGTGTGATGATTTTCCTTCCCCACTAAAAGATGGACTATCAAACTTAAATGTTAATTCACTTGCATTTGCTATAGAATATAGTGATAATACTGCTAATATTGTAATGATTATTCGCATTTTCCTTCTCTCTTTGATGTATATATTTATAAGATATCTGTACTAAATAGTACGTATGATTAAAATATTGACGAAAACGTGGGCAGTATATTTGACGTTGATTATATTACTTGGAATATATATATCAAATCCTATCTTGCTACAGTCAGCTAAACTTAATACTTTTGATTTCTACCAAACCTTTGGTAAGAATTATGAATCCAAGAGTTTAGTACTAGTAGACATATCAGACAAAGCATTAGAAAAGAATGGGCAATGGCCGTGGAAGAGAGATTTACTTGGTCGTGTCATAATCAATGCATATAAAAATGGTGCCGCTCTTGTAGTTTTACAAGTAGTCTTCCCACATAAAGATAGATTAGGTGGTGATGAAATGTTTTTGAAAATGATTTCAAAATATCCAATCATACTTACTGAAACCGATACTGTAAAAAATCTTATTAGTATCTCACGTAAAGCAATAGCAATAGGTAATGTATCTGCACCAGTTGATATAGATGGCACTATAAGAAAACTACCTCTTGATAAATCCATACCTGAAGTTATCTTAAAAGTTATTAATGCAAAAACTTTAGCAGAAGATACTATTTGGATTGATTTCAGACATAATATTCCTAGAATAGATTACACCGATAAAGATTGGTCATCTGTAAAAGGTAAAATAGTTTTCATAGGTACAACATTCCAAGGTTCAACATTTGTTACTACTCCTGATGGATTAAAAAACACACACGAAATTATGGCAATCAGTACAGAAACTTTATTGTCAGGTAATTTTATTAGTAGACCTTATTGGTTACCATATGCTGAATTTGGTTTTATAATATTAGGTGCTCTATTCTTTCTCATAGTTATACCTAGATGTGGTGTGATGTGGTCTGCGATATGGTTTGGTGGATACTTAATTGATTTATCTGTTGTAAGTTCTTATCTATGGACACAACATTTATTTTTAGTTGATTGGTTTAGTCCTCTTGTAATAGGGTCTGTAATATGGGGTCAGTTAACATACAATAACTATTCAAAAGAAAATAAATTAAGACTACAAATTAAGAAACAATTTGAACACTATCTATCTCCAGATATGGTTAAGAAACTACAAAAGAATCCATCACTATTAAAACTTGGTGGTGAAAGAAAAGAAATGACGTTTTTGTTTTCAGACATACGTGGCTTTACTCCTATATCGGAATCTATGAAAGGTAATCCAGAAGAATTAACTCGTTATGTTAATAAGTTCTTGACTGCAATGACTGATATAATATTAAAAAATGGTGGTACTATTGATAAGTATATGGGTGATTGTATAATGGCATTTTGGAACGCACCCCTAGACAATCCAAATCATCAAAGACTAGCAGTATTATCTGCATCCCAAATGAAAAAAACAGTTGAAGAAATGAATAAGAGTGGAGAGTTTACCCCACCTTTAAAGATTGGTATAGGTATCAATACTGGTGAGTGTCTTGTAGGTAATATGGGGTCTGAACAACGTTTTGATTATTCTGTTATTGGTGACGCTGTTAATTTGGCAAGTAGATTGGAAGGTAAGAGTAAAGATTTTGATACTACAATAGTAATATCTCAAAATACTGCTGATGGTATTGACTTTGTTCCATTGGTAAGACCAGATGGATTTAAATTCTATAAACTAGGTATTTCTACTGTTAAGGGTAAAAAACAAAAGGTTAATTGTTTTTCTATTAAATAAATGTTATTATTAAATAACAACTTAACCCTATAACTATTCCTAATACTGCAACAATACCTGCTAAGGTATATATTGTCTTCATTTTTTATCTGTTAACTTATTAATAAGTTCAAACGCTACTTTAACTTTCTCTTCCAACACTTTAATTCTATAGTGTGATTGTGCTAAAGTAACTATCAATAACACAAATGCCACTAGTATTGGCCAAAGTCTACTCAACATTAATACTGCTTCACTATCCATTACTGTACTATTTCATCTCCTGTTTTTACATTGGGTCTTGGTTTCTCACAAACAGAACAATCACATTTACTACAAATAATAGTTACTGTCTTTTGATTTCGTAATCCGTCTGGACTAGAAGTAGTATACTCCATTAACTTTTCAGGACAATGAGCTTCCCTACCACAATTCTTACACTTTTCCATTACTTTTGTCTGTTAATTGTTTTCTTAACTAAATCAACAGTACTTTTACTAATATCTTGAGTCTTTGTTAATAAACTTCCACCAAGGTTTATTATTTTTGTTCTAGGTGTTATCTTTTTTTTTACAATCTTTTTTGTGTTTGGATCATACTTATTCTGTGTAAATTCCATTGGCATTATTTTTTCTCCTTTTCTTTTTTATCTGGTTCATAATATTCTTTATACTGGTCAAGTAAATCATTAGTGTGTTTCAAGTGTGCTCTTATTTGAGCAAAGTTTTTTGCAATTAATTGAAAGTCCTTATCACTCAATCCAAATAGTACTGGATCAAGTCCTTGTTCTTCCATCTTTTGGAATACTTCGTCTGCATTGTCAGAAGTAATTATAATCCACCTCAACTTTTCAAGTTCAGGCATAGTAGGTTTAACTAAATCTAATTTCTGTCTAGGTTCTTCTAACTTAAATATGCTAAGTTTTTTCTCACCGATTGAACAACCAGTAAGTAGTATGATAGAGATTAATATTAATATAAGTTTCATCTAATTTCCATAATCGTGATAGTTCGGATTAGCGATACTAGGACACTCTCTATTGATTTCTGATTTTTTTGTTGCGTTAATTTCTTGTTCAGTAAGTGGTGCCCCACCTGCTATCTCTACACAACGAATAGCTTTATCACTTGCACCGTTAATAATTCTTTGTATTGTTTCTGTTTTTTCTATGGCGAGTTTACCAAAATCACGACCTTTTTTATTAAATCTTTTATCTAAATCATCTAAATCTTTTTTAAGATTTGCAACAAGTTCGTTCATCTTGTTGTTTGCTTTTAAAATTTCTTTAAAGTCTTCTTGTTGTTTAGCAATGAGTTCCTTTTGGGAACTCACTGCTTCTTCCAATTTGATTTGATTCGCTTTTAAAATGGCATTATCGGATCGTAACTTCATTACATACATACCTGCACCTGCAAGTCCTGTAATCATCACAACTACCATCGCCATTTTTAAATAACCAAACATAACTTTCTAGTCTTTCTTTAGAACTGCCCAAGCTCCGTAAGCAATTGCCGCCCAAGCAGCAATTTTAGCAACTGGACTGAAAAACAAAACTACAACGCCTAATCCTATTAATACTCCACCGTGTAGTGATGTTAGTTCTTTTAGTCTTCCTGTTATAAAACCCATATTGGTTCTCCTTTTTTATTTTATCTTGGCACCAACTTTTCGGTGCTTATTCCAAGCCAAAAAACCACCTAGTCTTAAAGAATAATATGCTAGATAATTCATAAGATAGAATCCATTTACTCCGATATTAATATCTCTAAAGATTTCATCTGCTCTTTTTTGAGATATAACACCAAGAGTATCTGCCTTATTTATTTTTAATAGTGTCTGATATTTATAAGCATAATCGTGTACCAAACCACCCATTAAAAGTACACCTACTGGTGATAAAAATGTATGCAAGAATTTTGGAATACTTGCACCGTCAAATTTAAATCCAGCTGGTATCGTATATTTTATATCGTTTAATTCGTATTCAAAATCTTCTGCAATTTCCCAATTTCTTGTAGTGAGTATCCACAAAAGAATTCCTTTAAAAAAACCTTTGCCTTTTGTTCTTATTGGCAACGCTCTCATAACTGGCATTTTCTTATATGTAAAGTTATAACATTTAGGTTTCTTCTTATCAAATAAATTGATAATTAATCCTGCTATAATAACTAAAATTACTATAGACCACATCCAAAACTTCATTGCTAAACTTACTAATAGTTCCATATTATTTCTTTCTAGTTTTCATACTAGACGTTGGTTGTGCTCCTCTTACGTGAACCATACCGCCCATAGTATTTTCTTTCTTTTTATTTCTTGGTTCTACTTTTGGATCAGCAGACAAAAAAGGTCTTTGATTTACTGCTGTTGTATAAGCAGCGTGTAATCCAACACCTCTAACATTTTTTCCACCTGCTCTTTTTTTAGGTGGTGTATCACCTAAACTTGCTATAGGTTGTACATTTGAATAGTTTCCTATTCTAACACCTGTTGTACCTATAAATTCTTTAAAACTTTTCATACTCTTGCTTTTTCTTTAATAGTTTTTTTTCTTTTAGGTGTTTCAATTTTAATTTCTTCTTTCACAACTCCACTTATTTCATCAATCTTATTTTCAAGTTTATTTAACACACTATAAACACCTTTCAATACAACATTGTTGTTGTCATCACTCTCTTGTACTTTTCTTTTTAAAGTACCCATAACTCTTTTCTTACCAGTTGGATTCATATCTACACCACCGTGTGCTACTGCATTTGCTGGTGCGTCTTCTTTTTTTTCTTTATCATCAATCTTATTGATGAGTTCGTCCATCATATCTTTATAATGTTTTGGCATACTCATACTCCGATACTAGTTTATTATTTTGTTCATATATA